GACCAGTCGGCAAAGCTGACCCTTATGGGAATCAAGCCCATTTCTAAGGCCGCGTAATGCTGCGCTATGTGATTCAGTCCGGCACCACGGGCCAGTTCTTGGCTCCGTCTTTCGAAGACGGACAGCCGGAATGGGTCATGTTGTTGCGAGAGGCTGGTGTTGTCGATGACCTGGAGTCTTGTGCCCAGCTCATCGAGGACCATACCGAGCCATTCCATCGACCGCAGGTCGTTGACCTGCGCTTGCTTCTTGATGAGGTGATTTGAATGAGTGACATCACATGCCCGGCCTGCGGCCATGAAGGCGAGTACGGCGATTTTCAGGACCAGGAGGACATGGCTCCTGATCTTGCCAACGCTGCGGATTGCCCAAATTGTGGCCATTTTTTCGAGATTGATTCTGAGTAGTCATGAGCTACTTCATATGCGTCTCTCCGCTGGAAAACCCATGCCAGCCAGCAAATCAGATCGCAGTGACTGAAGTCACTCTGAATGATCTTGCTGCGCTGGGCATCACTCCGCAGAGTGTCGGCACCGCTGTTGCTGCGGGCTTTGGACTTGTCCTTGTGCTCGCAATGCTTGGCTTCGTTATCGGTGCTGTCTTGCGGCTTATCCGGTTGATATGAGCGTTTAGCTGTAAGCCCGCTGGGGCTTACGGGTGCACGTTCGCACCGATTTTTGGGAGAAAAACCATGTATGCAAAAACCCGCGCAATCGCGCAAAAGTTCGGCGCAAAGATCGCTGTTGGTACTACAGCTTTGATGGTCGCTGGCATGTCCCATGCTGCTGGCCTGGACGATATCTTTGATGCTATCGATCTGTCTGGTATCAGCGCCAAGGTGCTTGCCCTGGGTCTGCTCATCGTCGGCATTGCGCTGATCATGAAGGGCCCCAGCATCGCCAAGCGCATCATCGGCAAGATCTAAAAAATCATGCTGGTCGTCGCCCTGGTTGTCGCTGTTCACGCCGTGTTTGCGCTGATCGGTGCAATCGGGGCGATTTGTTTTTTCATGCTGGCCCGCATATGANTACAAAGCTTATTCGCACAATTATTTTTGTGCTTGTTGCCATTTTGGCTGGTACTGCTTTTGCTGCTGTTCCGACTGTTGAGGAATACAAGGGAGGTCGCCCCGCTGGTGATGTCTGGTACTCATCGCCTGAAGCCGCTTGCGCGGCTTATGTTGCTGATGTGAATGGCGATAACACAACTGATGCTATGTATCAGCTTGCTGGTGTTGCAAAAGACGGTTCATATTGGTGGTGCGGTTTCAAAACTGGTCGCAAGTCTCGGCCTCAGGAAGGTTTCCCTGGTACTTGGTATGACCCCCTGGTAGTGCGTGGCGGTGCATGTCCCCAGAACAGTACTAAGAACGCTCAAGGCACGTGTGATTGTGATGCGGGCACTAAAGAAGAGGCCGGGCAATGTAAACCGCCTGAGGCCTGTAGTGCCTTGGCAAATCATTGCGCTTCCATGGCCGGTCAGCCTAGACCCTTTCGGGTCTGGAACGTTGATGGCGAATTTTCATGTTATGACCCTCCTGATGATTTCTTCTGGGACCAACCCAAATTTCCATCATGTGATCGTGGCTGCACGCAGAATGTTCCCGGTACTTACGTCGGTGTGCCAGTTGAGGGCGGCACTGTCTATGCCGGTATAGGCACTTTGACTGGCTCTGTTTGCGGCTTTTCTGATCAAGGTAAGCCTGATGTTCCAGGCGCTGATGATCATCCTAAAGCTGAACCTGCAGACGGTCGGTGCGCTGGTCAAAAAGGCAATGTCAACGGCAAAGATGTGTGCATTCCTTATCCATCGGCAACGGGTGATGGCATTACCGGCAAGACAACAAACCCCGATGGCTCAAGCTCTGAAAATAAGTCCTCAACCACCTGTACAAACGGTGTTTGCACTACGACAAATGAGACCACTACAAAGGATTCGCAAGGCAATGTGACTGGCACTAGCACCAGCTCCACAAGCACAAGCGTTAACGATTACTGCTCAAAAAACCCAGCTAGCCAAGTTTGTGCAGCTGTTACTGGTTCCCCAATACCGCAGCCGGGTAAGGGTACTGGGTCTGGCAACAGCAACAGTCAGAGCGGCTGCCAGAGCGACGACTGTACTGACAGCACCGGGCCTGGTGGGCCTAGCGGTGGATCATTTCCGGGTACCGGTGGTGGCCCTGAAATTGGCTCGCTATGGGAGAAAAAATATCCCGATGGACCCATAGGTGTCTGGAACGAAAAAAGCGAAGAAATTAAGGCTTCTGGCTTAGCTGGCCTAGCTGGTCAACTCATGCCGGAAATTCAGCCCGGTGGTGCTCCTCCGACTATGGAGCTGGATTTCAATTTTGGCCGAGCCGGCAATTTTGGCGGTGGAAGTATTGCGCCTGATCCTGGTGTCTGGCTTGCAATTAGGGCCCTGGTAATCCTCTGCGCGTTGATTCTTGCGCGTCGTTTAATCTTTGGAGGCTGAGCATGCTCGAGTGGCTAAAAACATGGCTGGGCAAGTTTCAGGCCTGGCTTGATAAGACCGTTACTGACGCTTTTAAGTGGTTCTTTGACAAGATCGAAGCTGCATATCACTGGGTGCTCGAACTCGTTAAAAAGATCGTGCAAACAGCGTGGGACATGATGATGGATGCGGTTTCATGGGTGCTTGAACAAGTGCTTGATATAGTCAAAACTGCTGTCCAGGCTGTCGATGTATCGGCGTTCGATGGCATCGCATCGGGCCTGCAAATCCCCCCTGAAATTCTGAACATCCTTTCTTTGATTGGTATCCCCCAGGCGCTGGGCATCATCGTTGCGGCTATTGGGATACGGCTTCTGTTGCAGCTCATACCGTTTACGAGGCTTGGCTCATGATCAATGCTTTGCAGGGCATTCCAGGGTCCGGAAAAAGCTATGAGGCATGCGCCTATCACGTGCTTGTCGCGCTTAAGCAAGGGCGCAAGGTTGTCACTAATCTCCCGCTGATACTTGAGGCCTGGGCTGCGATTGATCCTAGCTACATTGACCTCATTGAGGTTCGTACACAGCCCGAACCAATTCGCGGCACGTGGAATGCTTCAAACATCGCTAAGAACCCTGCGTTTCAGATCGTGGAAGGCATGGAAGAGGTACCGGCTGATGATGTTCCGGTTTTTGGTCATGTGTGGGATTTCTATTCAACCTGGCGCGATGACAAAGACCGTGGCCCGCTGTACGTAGTTGATGAGTGTCACGTCCCATTCCCAAAAATTGGCACGCAAAAATCAGTAGTTGAATGGTTCAAACTGCATCGGCATTTCAATGCCGATGTGCTTTTGATGACTCAGAATTTCAGAGATATGGATCAGCCTATAGCTGGCCTTATCGCTATTTTGGTCAAATGCCGCAAAGCGGATGTGCTTGGTAAATCTGACTCGTATATACGCAAGGTGCACGCTGGGTATAGGGGCGGTGAAGTCTCGAAAGAGATAAGAGAATACAAGCGCCAATACTTTGGTCTATACAAAAGCAACACCCAAAGCAATGGATCATCTGAGGGCGGCATGAGCGATGTCAGTCCGATGATCGTCAAGTTCAACCGCTTTAAATGGGCAGTCCTCGCTCTGGCGATAGGAGTTTGTGTGTGGGCGTTTTGGCCCAAGCCTGGCTATGGCGTCTTTGGCAACAAACTCCCTACTTCTATTCCCGCATATCGTGAGTTGCAGCCAGCTACACCGGCCCAGGCCTACGGCAACGCACCCATACCAGAGCCTGCTGCACCGGCTCAACAAGCACCAGTTGCACCACCTGCGCAAACTGCTGCAACGCCTGCGCATCCGCCTGCTGCTGCACCGCAGCCTGCTGTGCAAGACCCTTTATTTGGCAAGCTGCTGCACATGACTGGCGACATGTCAAAGAAAGGCCGGGCCATTATGACTTTCGTTGTTAGCCAAGATGGTCGTCGCTTGTTCGAACTCACCAGCGATGACTTGAATGATGCCGGCTACAAAGTAAAGCGCCTTGCTAACTGCATGGTCACCGTGCAATTTGAGGGCGTCACGCGCCCAGTCACTTGCGATGCGCCGTATTACGCCAGCGGCGCGCAAAACAAGCCCCTGGTGATCGAAGCTGGCACCGGGGGCCGCTCGTATGGCCCGCGTGATGATGCTGGCCCTGTAGAACTGCCCCGAGAAGTCAAACAGCAACAGCAACAGCAAGTTGATGGCTACCTCGAATCGCTCGCAAAGCGCAATGCACAGGTGCGCTCAGTGTTTGCAAAGTAAGCATGAATCTCATGCGCGCATGCCTCATTACATTACGCACTGTGCGCAGTTCGCGTCTAGCCGCGCAATGACCACTAGATGTGCTCACACTGCAAAACCGCGCCTGTCAATTGCACGTGCCCTGCAACCAGATCGCCAGACACAGCGTCCCGCAGCTCACGCAAGCCAAGGCACTCGACGGAAGGCGTGAAACTCGCACATAACAGGTGCTGAATCACTCGCTTGATAAACCTGCTGTTACAATAAACCCTTTAAACACCGCACACAGGAGCCGCCAGCATGCCAAAAACCCCGCACACATCCCCAATAAGTCCCCCGCCT